GGTTTGGATAGAATACTTCTGATTCCTCATCCAGAAGGATTCTCATAAAGAGCTTAGCGCCCTCCTTGGTTCCCTTCCTTCGATATAACTCACGAATATGTTTTTCTAGATTTCTCTTATTGATTCCATTTGCAAGATCAGTTGGAATTCCACTCATAAATGATTTGCGAAACTCTTCAATAAAATCAAAGATGGTGTTATCAATATCAGCATACGCCAACAACTGTTGAATATTTTGAACAGGGTTTGCACGATATCTTGTGACTACACCAGACGCACCAGAGGTTCCACCTGTTACAGTCTCTCCTGTCTCAAACAATTGTTGTGAGGATATGAACAGTCTTGGAGTTGCATCACCAAGGTCTTCAACTAAGACTGTTGCGGTTGCATAAGACGTACCGCCAGTAATAGTTTCGCCTTCGATAAATTTACCTGTGGAACCAGAACCAGCTTCAGTAACAATCAAAGTCCCATCTTCATTAAGAAGATTGGTAGGAGTTTCAAGGTTTAAAAGAATGTTATCAATATTAACTGTTAGCTGTAGTTCACCAGATTCAAGGAACTGATAATAGTGTTTTAAAAATTGAGAAAACTGTGGGTGATCTTCAGCAATGAAGTCGGGTAGTTGACCATCAATCTGAGTACTGAGTTTATTCTCTAGTTCTGGGGTCCAAGATAAGTCAAAGGGTGGAGCCATGATTAATAACTCGACGGAGTTGTATAACTAGTAGTTGTAACATAACTAGTTGAACCCCCAGAACTATTGACTGCAATCGTATCTTGTCCTCCAGAGATTGTTGTATTTACAAGATCAAGTTCAATAATCTGATTTCTTTTAGCGACAATATCACTCGAAGATGGTGTTGCAGTTAACCTTATTGATCTTGATGCATTGTCATCAACATTAGATACAGATGTTATATAAACTGGATTAACTGAAACTAAACCAGCTGCATAGTCTACAGTTCCGGCAGTAGAACTATAATAAGTTCGTGACCCGGTAACCAAATAATAAATACGAAGGTTACCACTGCCATCATCATCAAAGAACATCTCGTTTGTATTATCCTGTACATAGAAACCAGTTGATGCAATGATACCACCAGATGCAGAATTGTGACCAGAGTGGGGATTGAATAATTTATTTCCAAAATTAATTGTGAACGAAAATGAACCAGACGTACTTGGTGTATAAAGTAAACCAAGAGATACGGTAGTAGTATTGTTTAATATTGAAGTATCACTAGCATCAACCAAAGAAGTAAATTGTGAATGTCTAAAAACAGAGTTGAATATTTTTAAGTAATCAGTATTATAATTTGTAATAGTAGAGGACACAAGTGATTCCAAGGCCTCTTTAGTATTAGTTGTTGCATTGCTGTCAAATTTAAAATTAACGCTGAGAATAATATTTAAAGTTTCTGGGTCTACGATTACAGGAGTGAGTGACGCAACAGTATAGGGAGACAGTCCTGTTACCAGCTGCGATTTCTGAATCTCATTCAGATTAAGCCCGGTTGTTGATTTGACACTAATGAATACCTTACCATACTCTGCAACATCAGATATACCAGTAACCGCATTAAATGAACCATCCTCACCACCCCAAACAGAAACCGCTTGAGTATTTGCAAAGAGTTGTTTAACATAAGTTTTGTAATCTTCTGTCGTAACACATCGTCCCTGTGACGCATAGTCTAGGGGTGCATTATATTTTATAGACTCTATAGATTCTGGTTCTGAACCACCAGCTGCTGGAGACACTGTTAGAACATTAACACTGTTGACAGTATCGATTGCAGCGGAACTAACAAAGACTGCTGCACTATTTGCAGCACCCTTATTGGTAACAACATAATTGATTATGATAATATTACCATCCTCTATCGCACTACCTAGAACACCATCACCAAAATATATCTCGTATTTACCATCCTCTACTTCTTGTAGGAAATAAACATCAGATGTAGAAGTTAATCCAGAAATGTCTGTTGCTAAAGTATATGCAGCTGATGTCGTATCTGTGACAGAGTTTTGAACAGTAATTGTTATAGTAGTTGTATCTGCTCTATCATCGTTAATAATAAATCTCTGTTCAACATTCTGGGTGTCAGCAGTGTATCTACTTGAAACATAACTACCCTCATATATAATTGTGCCATTAAATGCAATAGTAGAACCACTAAGAGGCGCAGTAACATCCGATATAGTTACGAACTGATAAGATGTATCACCAACACTAGATGTGAAGACTGTACCCGCTGGCATGGTTGCACTAGCATTGGATGTATTCAGAAAGACATTAACAGTTGCTTTTGCAGCTGTAGCAGAACGAGTGGTATATCCCAAAGTCTTTGCATGTGAAACTACACTCGACCTCAGTTGAGAGGAGTCAAGGAACATCTCGTTTGCAAGCATGTTCGCATTGAAACCAAGGTAATGCGTATTGTATGCAAGCACATCCAGAAGAGCAGAAAGACCAGAACCTTCGAAGTCATAGTCCTTGAACTCTGATTGATTTCGCATGAAGACTTTTAGGTTGTCTTTAACCTCATCAAAGTCAAATTCTGTTACACTGAGTCTTTTTCTAGTCGCTGCCATTATCGTAATCTCTCTAATAGAACTTCCATATTCACAAGTTCTGTTGGGGCGTTAACAACATAAAACTCAATAGTAACATTATATGCATTGTTGTCAAGATTAGGTTGAGCTCGAACTCCAACGAGTCTAGCCCTTGGTTCAAAGTTCTCAATCACCTCTTCGATCTTCATAGTTAGAACATATGCAGTGATTGGTGTCATAGGTTCAAATAGAATATCTCTTACACCAGAACCAATCTCTGGGTGAAAGGGTTTTTCGTAGAAATTTGTCAGTATAAGATTTCTTACAGATCGCTTGACTGCCGTAAAATTAGTTACCTTATTAACATCCTTTGACCCAATTTTAGGACCAAAGAATAAATCAATATCAGAATACAGTTGAGCTGCACGGTTTTCACCTTGATATGTACCGTCAGTATATGCATCTTTAGCACCCATGTGTATTCCTCTTTAGTATTATTTATACACTCTCTGATGTGTTTTGTTTCATCATAAACTTATTATTAGACTTCCAAATGTCCTTTGCACTTACACGAATGAATCGTTTGTTGGTTTCATTTGTATTTGGGTTAAGAATAGTCACCATGACGTTCTTACCCTTCTTAAATGCAGCAATCTGATTACTCATTCTTTCAATATGTTTAAACTCAATATAATCTCTACGAAGTGATTTAGTCACAGACTTGCTGACGCTACGCCGTTCACCTTTAGACGTCTCTGTTGCCCTTGATTTTTTCTTTCCCATAATATAACTCCTTTATGTATGTTTGTATTTATGTCTTTACGTCAGGATCATAATTGATAAGATAATCATAAGTAATCATCAAAGCATACCCTTTGAACTTTTTGTTAAATCTTCTGCCGGTGCTCAATCCTCCACTTCGATTTCTAAAGAAACCAATGCCAGATTGAGCGTGTATATTCTCCTTAATAACACCACCTTTCGCCAAGTCCTTCATCGTGTATGTTGCTACAGCTTTAACATTGCCGGGGTGATTTGATTTGGGTATAGCATCTGGGCTTACAATTCTAACACTACCATCCAGATCAATAATTGGTGAGAACCCACCAGCATCCAAACCCCCATCTACAATTTCTATCATATGTGGTCCATACCTACTTTCATAGTATGGTGGTCTTTTTTCTTTTTCCCAAGCACTGATAATAGCTCCCACAAGACTAGCTTCAACCTGATCCCCTAGAATTAAATCACTTTCTGGTTCTACAAGAATACCAAGAGCACTGATATCAGCGTCAGTCGGATGAATTATTACACGCCGAATACGAGAAGGATGATGTTTTAAATTTTTAATTATTATTGATTCTCCAGAAATTTCTAATTGATCAATTTTTAACCTTTCTGTTTTAGAATCAATTTTACGCACAAAACCAGTTGACTTTGGAGATGCAACATTGGATTGTGTATTGTCTGTTGTCACCGTCACAACAGTTTCTTTAACAGATATTTTCTTTGTTTCTGTTGCAACAACATATGAACCCTTATCTTCTGTTGGTGGAGTTTTAGTAACCACATAAGATTCCGTCTTTGTTTTTATCTCTACAACCTTTGTCTCTACAGCAGGGTTCTGTTTTACCACAGATGCGGGTTCAGCTACGGCAGGAACAGCTGCTTGTTTTGGTGCGATAGGTTTTTGCACTGCTGGTTCAGTACTCCCAGATTCTTTCTCAAGATTGGGAACAAGCGCACAAACATCACCACCCCCTAGTATTGATTTAGTTGCATCACTAACAAGACTATCCAATTCTAAACCCGCGGCCTTGATGTCATCTTCAAACTCTGTTTTAATTTTTGCAAGAGCAGAAAGAAAAGATGGAGTGCCGGGTATCTGAGAGGTAAGACTTGCAATCTCTGCTTGTAAATTTAGTTTGGGTAAAGTTGGTATCTCAATTGATTGAAGTTTATCTTTCAGTCCAGCAAGTTCATCTTGCGCTGTGCCAAACGCAGCTGCAGCAGTAGAAGCGGCTTCATTAAGTTTTGCCTTTGCGTCTGCTTTCGCATCAGCAAGTTTAGATAGAACATCATTCAGTTCTGGACTAGCACCACACAAATTTGGAATTGAAAAATCAACCATTCTAATTTCCTAATCTAAACTGTTCACAGTTGATGCGGTAACATCAGCTGCACTTGTTCTTGTGGGCGAATCTGATTGAGTATGGGTAACACCAGCAGCAACATAGAGATATGAATCTTTACCAACGTGTTTATAATAGTCAGCATCGTAACGAACATGTGCATCACCGTTATAATCAATAGTGTGTATGCCCGAAATACTATGTGTATGAGTTCCACCAGTTGTTCTTGTTACGTTTGATGCAACAATCTCACTCAGTGTACTCTCAGAGTTAATTGTCATTGCAGAAGCAGATTTCATATTGAGTGTGTGCCCAGACTTGATAGACACGATACCAGTAGTAGGGCCATCAGGCAATACTTTAATCCTGCTGATAGTTGATATGGACAGATTATCCGTTACACTCAACATATAATCAGAGCTAGATGATATGTAAATACCAGCAGCAGTTGGATTCGAATCCATCTCCTTACCCGCAACAGCCATAGTATACTGCCCACCAATGATTTCCCACTTGGACTTCTCAGAATTGATGACT